TAGGGGGCCGTCAGATTTGATGCCTTATTTCCCCATCCTATTAACCGCATTATATCATAACGCACACCGCATTTATAAAACCGCCCAACTGGCGCCCATACATTTTGCGCACTTCCTACAAATCCATAAAATCGCAAAATAATGCTTGACAAATAAGCGTTCATCTGCTATACTATAATCAGAGGGGATAACAAACCTCAATATAATGAACCTACAAAGCCGAACAGAAAAGAAAGGAAGCACAACAATGAAAAACATCACCAGAGGGATCACTTGCTACAATTACAACTTTGGCGTAGTGTCTGGCACGCAGATCAAGAACGTCTGTACAATGGAGAGCTATAATAAGCTCGGAGAACGTGAGCTTAAACGCCGCTGTAAAGACCTTGGAGAAAAAGTTATCATGTACGCTTGCATCGAAACAACCCACTACTATCGCATGCCCTTGGGCTTCTTCCTAGAAAACGCTGAGAGGGTTGAGAAGGAGGAAGAGCAATGAAACCATGCGGGGTCGAAGTTGCCTACAAGGTAGACGGCAATCTTGAAGTAGCGCTAATATCACTCGATCTATATAGCAAGCTAATTGACCACATCGCAAATCTTCACGGCGAATTGATCAGCGTAAAAGTGATATCTATTTAAGGAGGCCAATTAAATGAAGCGTCATATCATCGTTGAAACAACCGATCTAAAGCATTGCCTGATAGCCGCCAATTTCTTTAGGAACTGCAACACAGCCCTATATTTAATCCGCCAGCGTGGCTTATGGCAATTAAGTGCCCGGTATTAACCGGGCACTTTTCATGCCCATACACCCCACTTGTTAAAAATTTAACAATCGAACATTTGTTCGCACTCACGGGCCGTCGGCTCCACCGCCGCCCAACCCTCCGCGCACCGGGTTAGCGTAAGCTAACTCTCCTTTACACCAACCCATGAAAAATCTACATGCCGTGTTCATAACTAGTTCACATTTACCTGCTACAATACAACTATGAAAGGAGGACAAAACCAATGAAATACATCCCAAGAGCAACCCCCGTTAGCGCCTTTAGATTTGGCAAGCATATCCCGCCTAAATGGTACATGAACCTAATCAATCAAGGCAAAGCGTTTGCCACTATAGACAACAGCGATAAAACCAACCCGCTGAAACTTGAAATTCAACTCCCTAGCGGGAACGTAACAGCTGTGCCAGGAGACTGGATACTATTAAATAGCGAGGGCAAAATTAGCGTGTTTTCCCATGATGAATTCGTACGCACATACAGGGAGGTAAACGATGGATGATTATGCGGTAGGAAGATTCAAAGCGTTTTATAACCTCATTATTTACGGCTACGATACAATGAACTCGCCTCAGGTGGTAAACTCCAGTTGCCGTAATAACCAGGAACAAGAGGAGGGCTACAATGCAGGAATAGCAGAAATTGCACTCAATCGTGAATGCATAAAGGCATATATTGAAAGAAGAACTACCGAAAGATATTTAGACGCATGCACAAAACGAAAAAGAAATGATCGTACAAACGAGGACTAGAAAACAGGCTATACAGACGCTACACTAGACCTCACTAGGTACAAGAAAGAAATAGACGAATTTGCACGTGCAATATACAGAAGAATCTATACATAACCCTTCCTAGCCGGTCTGTGGGTTATCAGGCCGGACCCCACGGGGTAAACCCGCTCCCTCCAATCACAAAACGAAAGGAAGTGAACACTCCCTCCACAATTCAATATGTTGAAACGGTACATTCTTAACAGTACAGAGGGAAGCGAGTAAAGTCCCCGCGATTCTAAATCTAAAGAAAGCAAGAACTTGAACAGGAGGAAAAACCATGGCAAAGTACATGACCAGAACAGTAGATACTTATATCTATCACCTGGGGAACATCGAGAACAACGGCGATGCAACCATCATTATCCCCGTAACTGACATTTCCAGCGAAAATAAGCTGGGCGAGCGAGAGACAAAGAAGCTTCTGAAAGAGCATGGCGCACAGATCGTCTACAAGATCGACAACGTACCTCATACCTATCGCCTGTCTCTTTACAAGTTCATGGAACTGGCCGAAGAAGTACCCGCAAAGAACAATCAGTAAACAATCATATTTTAGGAGGAAATAACAATGGATATGAATAAGCAGATGCAGGCGTTCACCGGCTCCGAAACTTCTGACATGTTTGTCAGTTTCGACCCCGTAACTCCCGACGATAAGATCAAGCTGTACAACGCCATCAACGCTCCCGAAACCCGTATTTCTGACATGGTCAACAAACCCATTTGCCTGACCGATGTTATCATGGTTAAGTGCAAAATCAACGACAGAGGGCGTTCCGCTGAGCGGGATGCAATCCGCGTCATTTTGATTGATGATCAGGGCGAGACTTACGCCGCGACCTCCTCCGGCATTACCAACAGTGTCCGCAACATCTTCAATATTTTCGGCACCCTTCACTTCCCTGATGGCCTGAAAGTGTCTATCGACCAGATTAAGACCATTAACGGAAACACCCTGACCATGAGACTGGTTGCCTAACAAATCCGTCCCGCTATTCAATCCAGGGAGGGGCGCAAGCCCCTCCCTTTAATCAAAGGAGGTGTAAAATGGCAGCCCGCACAGTATCCGAAAACACAAGCCGCATCTTAACAGAGGGGGCCGATTTTATCTCAAAGAAATTTCGCCTATCATGTGAGATCGACCCAGACGCGGCTTTAGTTCTAGCTCAAATCGCAACGTTTGGGAAGGGGGTTAGGGTATGGCACGCCGGAAAAGAGGTACAGCAGGACCAGTTGAAAATAAAATTGTCTATAGCCCAACAAAACAACAGCTGAAAAAGCTACAAAATGAGATAAAGAACTATAATAGACGCTTGCAGACTGCAATTAAAAAGACATCCCCAGAACTAAGAGAATATTTACCACCGAAACTTTCATACATAGAGGAAGCTGGTAAAATAAAATCAGCAAAGGGATTTAAACGCAGAATAGAGACCCTACAGAGATTTGATAGGGCAGGATTTGAGCTAACAACATTTGAGGACCTTCCGATAGCTAAAGCCTCGCTTGACCTGATAAGGCGATCAGTAGCAGAAGAAAACAGACGCCGCAAAAAGCGACTTGCCACACAGGCAGAAGCACAAGAGCGTTTAGGTAGATTTCCTACTCAGCCCGTATATGGCACAAGGCCAATAACACTCTCAAAAATAATAGCAGACGAAGAAAAGCGTCGGAAAATAGAAATAGATTTCCTAGAGCCCTCAGAAGCCGACCCACTAACAGAAGCATACAGGCAAAATTACATTAGACATGTATATGAAGCCATGCAATTATGGAACATGACAAACGGAGAGGACCCAGAAGTCACTAATCTTATAATGCAAATCATAGGCTTAGTATTAAGTGCATCAAAAGAAGTTATCGACGCTTCAATAGGCATACCAGAAACAAGGATAGACATAGTTTCAGACTATGAGTTATTCATGAATAACCTAGCCTACATACTGGGACTCTGGGAAAGTCTATGATATGGGAATATATGCGGCTGACTTTGAAACAACCACAGATCCTGATGACTGCCGGGTGTGGGCGTGGTGCATTTGTGATATCTATAACATAGATGAAACTATAGAATATGGAGAAACGATTTACAGCTTCATAGAATACATATCAAACTTACACGGCAAAATATACTTCCATAATCTGAAATTTGACGGAACATTTATAGTAGACTATTTACTAAAACACAATTTTGAGCACTCACAGGAAAGGAAGATATATCACAATGAATTTAGTACCCTGATATCAGATATGAGGCAATGGTATCAAGTCCGCTTTGTGCCGGACAGGGAATCAGGTGTAGAGGATGAAATACAAATAACAGATTCACTAAAAATCCTTCCAATGCCCATATCTGACATGCCAAAGTCTTTCAACATTGAAGAGAAGAAGCTAAAAATTGACTACAAGGCAGATAGAGAAATAGGGCATGAATTGACGCAGGAGGAGAAAGACTACGTTGCGCACGATGTTATAATCTTAGCAAAAGCGCTAAAATTTATGTATGACCACAATCAAACAAAACTTACAACCGGGTCAAACGCATTAAACGATTACATACACAGGCTAGGAAAAGAAGAGTATAAAGTAAGATACCCAGAACTAGACCTACCCACCTTCACAGATTTTAAGAAAGCGTATAAGGGTGGCTTTACCTATGTAAACCCAGCATACAAAGACAAGGAAGTCAAAGAGGGAGCCGTATTTGATGTAAATTCAATGTACCCGTGGGCAATGAAAAATTGCTTACTTCCTTATGGAGAGCCTGTATATTTCCCAAAGAAATACAAAGAAAATCCAATGTACCCTCTATACATACAATGCATATTATGCGAATTTAAGCTAAAGCCAAATCACTATCCATGCATACAGATAAAAGGACATTTCATGTACCACGACACGGAGTATCTAACACAATCAATAGAGCCAACCTACTTATACCTAACAAGTGTAGATGAGAAGCTAGTATTCGACCACTATGATGTAGATGTAATAGAATGGTGCGGCGGATACATGCTAAAAGGAACGCACGGCCTATTTGACGAATACATAGACTATTGGTACAACGAAAAGACCGAAGCTAGAATAGAGGGAAGCCCGGGGCGCGAGAAAATAGCGAAACTAATGCTAAACTCTCTGTACGGAAAATTCGGATCAAAGAAAAGGGGAAAGTCTTGCATACCATACTTAAGAGAAGATGGTAGAATAGGATTTAAGCTATCAGAGGAGGAGATAAGAAAAGGCGGATATATCCCAATGGCGTGCTTTATAACAGCCTATTGCAGAGACAAGATAATACGTGGCGCACAAATTTGCGGTGATAGATTCATATATGCAGACACGGACAGTCTACACGTAGCAGGAACAGAGCCACCGGAAGGGCTGTGGGTGGACAACAAAGCCCTAGGGGCATTTAAGTTAGAAGAAACATTCATAAGAGCTAAATTTATACGACAGAAAACTTACCTAGAAGTAACACTAGGAAAAGACTATCAAGAAAAAATCAATATAAAATGTGCTGGTATGCCTAAAAACGTCAAAGAGACAATAACTGAAAGCGAATTCAAGGAAGGCGCAGTATTCGATGGAAAACTGCTTCCCAAAATCGTCCCCGGCGGCGTCATTTTGAAAGAAACAACTTTCAAAATAAAAAAGGCAAAAGGGGTTGACAACTCGCTTTCATTATGATACAATACCATAGAGGGGTCCTTGCTTTCCTAGTGTCCCCGTCCGGGGCACCGGGGCGAAGAGCCTTCCCGGGTGGGAATTGGCGGTGGTGTGCTGACACAATGGAGGGCAAGGATTCCCTTATTTTACAGAGGTGATAAAGTGGACACGAAAGACACGTCCATGTATTACAATGCAGATGATACACTCTCAAGAAACAGATTATTTAATTTTGTGGTAGGCGCTCGTGGTGCAGGCAAGACTTACGGAGCCAAAAAGAGAGCAATTAAAAACTTCATCGAAAAGGGAGAGCAATTTGTATATCTGAGAAGATATGATACTGAAATGCCTCAGTCACAGATGCGAAACTTTTTCGATGATATCATGCAGGAGTTTCCGGATCATGAGTTTAAAGCGGATCGTGGGTTATTCAGGATAGACAAGGAAGTCGCCGGGTGGTATTTCCCGCTGTCAAAAGCAGTAATGCTCAAATCAATGCCGTTCCCAAACGTCACCTTGATTATCTTTGACGAATTCATCATTGGAGCAGGAGCATACCGCTACCTTCAAAATGAAGTCGTGACCTTCCTTGAATGTTACTCTACAATATCAAGAGACAGAGATGTCCCAGTATTATTCTTGAGTAACGCCGTTACATTCAGTAACCCTTATTTCCTATATTTTAACCTATCATTAGAAAAAGGACAGAAAAGAAAGCTACTAAAAGATATCCAACTAGAGACAGTCACAAACCCAGCCTACGTTAACCACGTAAAACAAACCAGATTTGGACGTCTGATAGACGGAACAGAATACGGGTCCTATTCAATGGACAACGAGTTCTTGTTAGACACGGATTCCTTCATCGAAAAAATGGTTACAGCCTGCTTCTATGTTACAACGATACTAATAGACGGCTTCAAAATCGGCGTGTATAGGGACATGAACTCTGGTATTTTCTATCTATCAGAGAAAACTGATGACACAAGAAAGATAACAATAAGCCTAACATTAAACGACCACAACAATTCAACCGTATTAGCAACAAGAAATAACATAGTTATCAAAGGTATAATGGATGCCTTCTCTGCGGGTATGCTGAGATTTGAGACCCAAAAGGTAAAGAATTTAGCATGGCCTATACTAAGGAAGCTACTATAACAAATGGAGGGTTACAAAATGGCTTATGAATTTACGCAGGATTCTTTCCGGCAGTTTTCTGAGGAAGTTATCTCCGCGGGAGGAGATCAGGCCACACTTACGACTTTATTGAGCCAGATGCAAGACGTTATCATTGATAATATCGGTAAAATGGAACAGCTGACGCAAAACAATGAGAACGTCACAAAGGAAAATGAACGGCTAAAGAGTGCAAATATGGACCTGTTCCTAAGGATCGGTTCTCAGGCTGAGGCCATTGAGAACAAGGCCAAGGAAACCACCAAAGAAGAGCCGGTTGGAGTTGACGATTTTCTAAAGAATATCTATAAGGAGGATAACAACAATGGCAACTAAGAACAACCCTATTGCTAGCCCTGAAATGATGAACGCAATCCGCAATGATGCGAGTGACGCCTATAAGGCCGCTGTGCCTGTAGCCACTCCCGCAAATCTGGCGGACGTAGGAAATCCTATCCTTGCATACGATGCAATGGCCAACGAGTTTCTGAGTGCCCTGGTAAATAAGATCGTTGCTACCATCCTTTACCGCAAGATGTGGAACAACCCTCTGTCTATGCTCCGTAAAAACGCTGAGCCTCTGGGAGTTGACGTTGAGGAAGCCCACGTGAATCCGGCTACCGCTCAGGCATATGACGGCACTGAAACCGGTATGGCCGCAGTTCTGAAAATGACAAAGCCCGATGTGGCCGCCGCGTGGTATCGGCTGAACCGACAGGACAAATATCCCGTGACCATCAACAACGAACAGCTTACAAACGCTTTCGCCTCCTGGAACGCCCTTGAAAACCTCATTCAGGGCATTGTAGACAGCCTTTACAATGCGAACACCATTGATGAATTCAAGTACACTAAACAGTTAGTTGTTGATGCAATCACTGATGGAAAGCTGAAAACAGTTACAGCAGTAATGCCCAACAACGAGGCCACCGGCAAGCAGTTCCAAGTACAGCTCCGCAATATGTCCATGCTGTTCACATTCCCTTCCAGCGCCTACAACAACTACAAGCTAATGGGCGGCACCGGAAACGACCGCGTAACATGGAGCCCAATCGAAGATCAGTTGATCATCATCCGCGCGGATGTAGCCGCAAATATCGGAGTTGAGGTACTTAGCGCGGCGTTTAATCTCAGTTACTCCGATTACCTGGCCAGACAGATTATCGTTGACGATCTGGGAGCCGATGGAAAGACGCTGGCAGTGCTGGCAGACACCAAAACATTCCAGATTCGCGAAAAGCTCCGCCGTTTCACCACCTTCTATAACGGCTCCGCGATGAACTGGAATTATTGGTTGCATGCGTGGGACACCTTCTCTCTGTCTCCCTTCCACAACTGCGTGGCCCTCCGCACAGCGTAAGAGCAATTTAGGGAGGGGCGCAAGCCCCTCCCGATAGAAAGAAGGTGAAATCATGGCATTATGGAGACCCGAAACGACTATATATCTGTGCACAAATACAGGCATAGATCAGTATAACAAACCCTACTTTGAATCCAACGCCGCAATGCAAGGGTGGTTAGCCGGAAAAGTAAAGGCGTCTTTCACCCAATACTCATACCAGAGAGCGGACGAGAGGCAATACTGCCGTGTTGAATACAATTACAACGATGCCTTGACATGCGACATTATCATGTGGCAAAATACCGGAACCGGACCGCGCTGGATTATCGCGAGTATTACAGGGGTTGAGTGGGTAAACCCGAACACAACAACCATCTATTTTGAAGTAGACGCATTTTGCACCTACTGTGGGGACATAAACTGGCCAACCTCCTACAGCCTAGTGGAAAGAGAGCATGTCGTGAACGACTGGAACGGAGCTAATCCAAACTGGATTAACATTGGGATACCCGAAGGAATGGGAGGCACACCAGACCAAGTTGTATATGACCAAATAAAGGCATACGCACCAGATACATTTGTGGTATTCACTCCTTATGATTCTTCCGGTCAACCAATGTTTGGAGGCACTGTAGAAAATAATGTGTTTAACGGCTTAACTATGAGAACTTTTTCAAGCTCAGGAGCCGTTAACAGCTATTTGCAGAGCGTAGCAGAATCAAGCGAGGGAAAGCTAGAGAATATCCTAGGCGTTTACTCCGTACCCGGCGATTTCCTATCCAATTTGTCAGAAGCAGTTGAAACTATTCCGCCGTGGCAAAGCGGCGGAGCAATTGGGCCAGACCTTTGCAGAAATGCGAAATGTTATTCTAGTGAATTTTGCGTGGCGCAAGTAGAGGGCATGAACTGCGAGACAGTGACATACAAACCCGAGCTAATCACAACACAAGGCACGTTTAACTTCCATATCTACGGGCGCTTTATCGGAGGCGGCGGAGGAATCATTGCAACGCCAGACGCCTATGACTACATGGGAAACCCTGGAGAATACGGGTGCGCAATCACCGTATTTCCGCAAGGTGCATGGGTTGGAAATCAATATGCTCAGTATCAACAGACCAACAAAGTAAACATTCTAGCAACCACAGCAAAATCAGCTGGATCTTTCATCCTTGCAGGAGCCGCTGCTGCCACAGGGGTAGGAATGGCCGCCGTTCCGGGACTCGTTGCAAGTGGCCTCAGTAGTGCGGCAAGTATTTGGGATGCAGATACAAAGGCCAAAAAGGGTTCAGCCGCTGTTAATGGCTCTGTGTCTTCTGACCCCATCCTAGCTGCCTCAATTGGCCAGTTTGGCTTCAAATTCCGATGGTACATGTGCAACGAGAGCATCATGAAATCAGTTGACAGCTTTTTCGACCGCTACGGCTACAAGGTCATGAGGCTGAAAGTTCCAGAGCGCAACAGCCGTCCATGCTGGAATTTTGTTAAGACTTCTGAGGGTCACGTATCCGGCGCTATTCCAACCGTCTACAGAGAGCGCATTGAAGCAATGCTAAATGCTGGTGTCACATTCTGGAACGTAGGAGCAAGAGCCATCGGTGACTTTTCCAACCCGTCCGCTAACAAGAGTTAGGAGGTTGCCATGGAAACTGTAATTGTTGCTATACTCTCTCTAATCGGAACGCTAGTTGGAACTTACGCAGGAATTGTTTCAGCCAACAAGGTGACAGAGTGGAGAATAAAGCAAGTAGAATCTAAAATATGCACCCTATCAAAACAAGTGGAAGAACTTACAGCAACAGTGAACTACATACAAGGCAAAATGGAGGTACTACATGACCATTGAGTTTATAACAGTTGTAGCTCTAGTGCTCATTTATCTGGCAATCTATATGTTACTAATCCCGGTTGGAAAACGTCTACACTACATTATGTCCAGAACAGTATTCAAAAATAAACCGATCAACCATACCGCATATTGGCTGTCATACCTAGTGGTAAATATTATTGTATCTCTCACAGGAATGATTATCATTTTCAACCTAGTAAAATACACTGCGGAGGTGTGGATTATATGACCAACATATTGAAACGATTAGCTAACCTCATGTCCGTTAAATCCCTAGTAACAATCGCCCTGACAATCGTGTTTTGCATTATGGCATATAAACAGGCAATCTCACAAGACTTTATGACCATATACTCTGTTGTTATCGCTTTCTTTTTCGGCGCTCAAAGTACCAAGAGCAACAACAAGGAACTTCAAAACGACCTAGAATACGCGGAAACGAAAAACGCAGAATTATATAACCAGTTGATGGAGCTGTCAAAGGAAAACGCGGCCTTAACCGCTGAACTAAAGGAGGCGTACAACGATGCATCTAATCAGGAACTATCTGACTAATAACGATTGCTATAAAGCAGGAAAGCCTCTGAACATTCGCGGAATCATGGTACACAGCACAGGCGCAAACAACCCCAACCTAAAGCGCTACGTCCAGCCGGACAAGGATGGTATCGGCGTAAACAAAAACTCCAACGACTGGAACCACCCGGGCATTGACACATGCGTTCATGCTTTCATCGGGAAACTGGATGACGGCTCCATTGCCACCGTGCAGACCCTCCCATGGAACATGCGCGCGTGGCACGCCGGTTCAGGCCGTTGGGGATCGGCAAATAACTCCTATATCTCTTTTGAGATTTGCGAGGACGGCCTTACAGACCCAGATTATTTCAACGCTGTATATACAGAGGCTATAGAACTCTGCGCCTATCTATGTAGGCTCTACAGGCTGGACCCATCACAAGAGGATGTCATAATCTGTCACTCTGAGGGCTTCACTCTAGGGATAGCATCCAATCACGCTGACGTTATGCACTGGTTTCCAATGCACAACAAAACGATGAACGACTTTAGAACAGATGTATATGCACTCCTGAAAAGCGCCGGTGGAGCATCCCCGGAAGAGATCGTAAGAGAATACCGTAAGACACTACAGGACAATGATGCAGAGAACTGGTCAGAAGAGGCCAGAGAATGGGCAATTAGAAACGGTCTTATTACAGGATACGAAGGAAATTACATGTGGCAGGATTTTGTAAATAGAGAACAATTAGTTACCATTCTTAAAGCCTTCAATGAAGCTATGGGAAATCCAGTGCCTTAAACCACAGTCAACTACCGGCAAGAATCGTCAAGTAAAGACCAGAGCTTTTCTGTTATGGGCTAGGCTGGCCTCGTGAGACCAGTATAGAAAAGCCCAGTTAAGCCCAGAACTGCATATTAGTTAAGTGTAAGTGATACGCCTAGACAGGACACGACAGTTTATTATCCGATATTAGTTTAGGAGGTGTTACAATGAGGGCATTTATTTCACAACCCATGAAAGGACTTTCCAAGGAAGAGATTTTGAGGAATAGGCAAGAGGCAAAGCTTAATGTCTGTAATATTGATCCGATTATGGGCGTTGGGGAATCCGTTAAGAGAATGGCAGAGGCTGGGAGAAGCATAGAGGGTGCATTATATGAGGGTTAAAAGGCGCAATGGCCCGTGCTCTAAATTGTATAGCAGGCTTTTGGGTTGGATTGTAGTTTTGTTTTTGGCTTGCTTGTTGGCGGGTGGCTTCTTTTTAGCGCTCTTGTCTATCAAATATCAGTATACGGGAGCGTTGGCTTGTTGGACCATTTGTGCTACACCCATAGGAACTGCCGTTACGATCGTGCTAGGGAAGACAATAGACAAAGAGATACAGAACGTAAAAGGACCTAACGGGGAAGGACTTGATTATACAAACGGGGCTAAAGAATACAATGTGGATTCTGCCCCGGTATAGGAGGTGGTACGTTTGTTTGATTGCTTTTTCGGTGCAAATCTTCCGGGTATAGTATTCCCACCTAACGGAGCGAGGGCCGAGGTTCTAAATGCACAACAGACTATCGAAATTTATAACCGATTCATAAACATGGCGTTAAGTCGGTTTAGATGGACGGGTCTGCCAGATAGTTGCAATGAGCGTGCGCTGGAAATGACATTGCTGTTTTACGGCGTGGCGCTGTTCGCTAATGATCCGGACCTAGGGTATATCCATACGGCGGTTACTTTGCCCGGGCCTTTTAACATCTACTATGAGAGCGTAGTACGAGAGGCGTATAGTTTTGAGTATCGGCACAGATTTGACATTAACAATAGTGTGTTGATTAGAGCAAATAAGACCATGACGCCTGATTATCTTTCTATTTGGAATTATTCACCTAAAATTTCAAACGCCCTTAGAGGCATCGACATTCACACTGAGACCATAAAAAGACCATTTGCAATTCAGTGCGACGAGAAGGACAAGCAGAGCGCAATTACAGCGGCAAACAAAATTACCGGAAATGAGATCGCTATTTTCGGCTCTAAGTTTGGTAACCCTGACAGCGTTAAGGTCATGAATTTCGGGGTAAACTGCGTGCTGAATGAGATGTGGGCCAATGTAAGGAACTACATGCAACAGCTTTGCACGAGTTTAGGCATTGATAGCCTTACAAGCGACAAGAAAGAGCGCCTTATTTCTGCTGAGGGGCAGGGGCAGAGGAATCCCACACGGCACATTATTGAGAGTGAGCTGTGGTGTAGGGAGAGGGCGTGCGAGGAAATCAATACAATGTTCGGGCTGAATGTTGGTGTGGAACTCAACGCCGTGGATGAATTCATGGAAGAGTTTGTTGAGATGGATAAGGGGTTCCAGGAGGGAGGCGATAACGGTGTATCAGATAATAGGGACCCGGCAGATTAACCCGGAACTGGGAGAGCTAGTTTCGGGAGGGTATGAAGTTTTCAACGACTGGTGGAACACCTTTATTCCAGAGCATAAGAAGCACCTAGAAGGGAAGATCATAACATACTATTGGTTTAACCAGATCGGCGCGGAGACGCCGGACAGATTCAAGCATTTTATTAACGCGGAATTGATGAAGATTATGCCATACTATAACAGGCTATACGAGAGCGAGCTAATTAAGTTTGATCCCATGTTAAATCAGTTGGTCAAGACTAATGGTAGAAACGTCGAGAATCTGCTTAGGGTAGCTAATTCCGGTGAGAATTCGGCAGCTGTCATGCTCAGGGATTTCGTGAATAGCCATAGGGATGACGAAAGCACGAAAGGGAATTTAACTGGAGCATATGACAGCACTTTGGATCACACGGCAGAAGAGACATATGAAAAGCAGGGCGACAAGACTTCTAAGGAAGTTGTTGACGAGGATGTAACCGGAACTAAAGATTCTACAACTAAGGTTGTGGATAATACAACAGAGGACAATTCTAAGGATATCACTAGGGAGCTTATTAAAGATAGGACACTGAATGAGACGGTAGAGACAACCAGGGATACGACTGCTAAGACTGAGGGGTCTGGTACTAGCGATAGTACGCTTGATAGGTCTGTGAATACGGACGGAACAAAGCTTTATTCGGATACGCCTCAAAAGAATGTCAATTCTAGTGGAGGCGTGCAGAATAGTGTTGTTTGGAACTATCTGACCAACGCAACGCAAACAGGCGAAGACCAAAACACCGATGAAAGTACGCATACTAGCAACAGCTATACAGAGGATAAAACGGAAAAGGTAACAGAGAACACGACTAGGAACGTGACGGAAAACGAAACTGAAAATGAGACGGTTGGAGAGACTGAGAAAAAGAATAAGGACTATACGAGTGATACAACATACCACGAAGACACAACAGAGAACACAGATAGGACTACAGACTATAATGAAGATTGGCATGAAAACGGCAAGTCCAACCTCACCGAAAATACCACGGGACACAATGATACCGTTGAGGATACAACGGGAGAACGTCATACAGCTGGAATCGAGCAGGGCAAGACAGATGAAAAGCATACGCAAAGCAAGGATAGAAAAGAAGATGAGACGCAGACAAAGGAAAGCGGAATTGAGGAAGTTGTCAGCGGGTACGTTGGTATTAGTGGGTCTGAATTGCTGGCGGCTTTCCGTAAAACCTTCATCAACGTGGACGAAATGATTATTGAGGCCCTTAGAGGGTGCTTTATGGAGGTATTCTAATGAAAGATTGTTATCATGATTTTGACCATTGCTGTGAGCCTAACCCCTGTGATCCTTGTGGCCCTTGTAAGCCTGGCCCTTGCGGGACACCTGTGCCGCCTCCTGTGCGACCTGTGGTGAATATCCCGGGACCAAACGTGCAGGCTCAGATGTGTGAAATGGCTGGCAGGGTAAACGAGTGCATCCTGAGATGGAACCAAATTCAGCGAAACTGTTATGAGGCTCTTGATCGGGTTGTTGGCGCGGCTGTATCCAATGATGTGTATTATGATCGTGACGAGGTTGGCATGGAGAGCGGGTACTCTGAAAACGACAGTTGCCCGTATCACGTCATCAACGTGAAGTGTGTTGACAAGTGCGGTAAGCCTATCTTTATCAAGCTTATGCCTGCATTTGGAAATACTACAAATTCCGGGATTGTGCAGAGTATTCAGGATGTTAGTTTTGTGACTAACGCCAACGCAATTATTAGTGCAACCACGGACGCGCCGTGGAAGGGCGTAGCACGGTATATGGGTGCGCCTATGGCTAGCACACCTGAGGGTGGCATTTTCTGCGGCGGATTCAACCGGCACGGGGCGCTAAAGATTTTCGGTGGTGATACTGACGAGGATACTCTGTGTCAGAATCAGGTTGATGATCTCATTGGCTCTGTTATTCCCATCATTCTGGATGGTGAGATTACAGAGCAGGCTAAGGGGATGACCACCAAGCAGGCGATTTGCGCGATTGGTTATAAGTCCTCTAACGGTGATAAGGTATTCTTTAACTGCGGCAAGCAGGATGTGCAGGGTATGCAGGGTATCACTGTAGCGAATATCCTGAAAGGCATGGGTTGTACAACGGCTGTTATCACCGCGACTGCGGGCGGCGGCGTGGAGTATCTGGGTAGCCTCGCCTCCTCCCCTGACAACTGGCAGATGCCTAAGAACTCCGCGTATTGGGTGGTTAGCAAGCGCCCTTTTGAGGGATGGTGCAATCAGTTTGAAAGCTCTATTGCACAGCTGGTGCAGAGAGTCGGCGGCCTGAAAACTGACATTGACTTTATCAACCATGAGGTTGACGAGGTTAGCGAGGTAGCAAACAAGGCGTGGGAGCTGGCGCAAAAGAACGCGGACGATATCGTGGAGATTCAGGCGGACATTGAGAGAATCGATGGAGAAATCACAGCACTGGAGGAGCGCATTACTACAGCCGAAAATGATATCAAGGCTCTGGATGCGGCTCTAAAACAGGAGATTCAGGACCGGAAGGACGCTGACGCGGCAGAGGCGCAGGTGCGGCAGGAGGCTGACGAGGCGCTGGGCAAGCGGATTGACAAGGAAATCGCGGACCGCGAGGCCGCTGACGAGCAGTTAAATACCGCTATTGAGACTGAGAAGGCGGAGAGGACCGCCGCTGACGCTGTGCTCCAGGGCAATATCAATCAGGAGGCTATTGATCGGGCCAATGCGGACCTGAAAATTGAGCAGAATCTCAATAAGGAAATTGTGAATCGTACAGAGGCCGACCAGTTGCTTCAAGACCAGATCAACGGGCTCACTACCGGGGACGTGCCGCTTCCGTACGTGAAGAAGGCCGGTGACACAATGACCGGTGATCTACAGATGGAGGGCTCCGCCGTTGTTAAGCTGGTAGACGGCAAGACGGTTAAGGGTGCTTTTTACCGGGATAATGGGGATGTGTGCGTTAAAAGCGAGAGCGGAAACGTTCGGATTCTGGGAGCGGCCACTCTTCTGACGACTGCGGATAATGGCGCTGGACAGCTCAAGATTGGGGCTATTACCATTCAACAGCATATGAGCGGAGATACCCCTCATCTTGATATCAATGTGGGCACTGACGCGGGTGCTGTGTACGTGAATAGAAATGGGATTGACGGCGGGACCGGTGAGCTGTGGGTCACTGAGATTCATGCTCCGAACGAACTGAGGCTTGCACCGGGTACGAACGTCAATGCTATGGACCACAGAATTACAGGTGTGGCCGACCCGGTGGACGATGGGGACGCTGTAAACAAGAGGTATTTTGACAGTCACGGCCCTGAGTATACGTTACCGATTGCTAGTGCTACCACTCTAGGCGGCGTAAAAGTTGGCGCTAATCTGACGATTACACCGGAGGGCGTGCTGAACGCTACCGGCGGAGGCGGCGGAGGCGGTACGGAATATGTTGCCGGTGAGGGTATCGTTATTTCCGGAAACACTATTTCGACTGATCCGGCTAAGGTTCCCACTAAGGAGGAGCTTGATGGGTATCTGCCGTTGGCCGGCGGGACGATGACCGGAAATATCAAGTTCAAGGGAGACGCTGAATATATCGGTGCTGCTGTGAACGATGCTGACCATTCCATTGTCATTGGATCTCAGGGTGAGGGTGCTATTATGGGGTCTGTTAGCGCGGGGCATAGTGCGGCGGACGTTGATGCGGCACTGACTGCTAACCTTAACTCTAAGGTGGCTAGGGTGAAGGCGGAACGGACTACTGCGGGCGGTAGTGCTGTGACGCTGGAGGCTCAGGAGCCGGATGGGGAGAATACGGTGAGTGTCAAAGTGGGCGCTAAGGCGACAGACGTTACGGGCGGAACGCTGAGTGTTTACCGTGATTCTGGCGTTAACTACGTTGACGTTGGAGCGAACCAGCTGAAATTTGGCGACAAGGGTCTTATTTTCGGCGGCGGTGATGGACTACGTATTATTTCCGGTTACCCTTCTGAGGGCGGTAGTTTGTTCTTCAACGGAACTCAAAAGACCGCACAGTTCCTTACTTATAAGCCACAGTATCAAGGAGCGCCTACCGAAAACAATGACTTGGTGAATAAGGAATATGTTGACGGTAGGGCCGGTGGGGATTATTTGCCGCTGAGTGGTGGGGCGATGAAGGGGCCCATTAACATGGGCGCTAATAAAATTACAATGAGCGGGTATATTGACGGAGGCTCGTATGGAGGAAAGGTCAGCATGGCTGTCAAAGGCGGCGTGCAAATCTCCAATAAAACCCGGGTCCTTGCTCAGTTTAACCAAGATGAAATTGAGCTTTTCGGCCCTTTGAATGTGTCTAACGAAAATATTAAAAATATTGGCATTATCGAGGGCACTGTTACGGTTAACGGGTCAATGTTAGTCGGCGGCGACTTGAATATGCAAAATCACAAGATTGGAAACGTAGCAGACCCAACGGCGAACGGAGACGCTGTAAATAAGAAGTATGTGGACGATAAAGCCGGAAATATCGTTAAAGAACCCGGCGTTAGTGTAGCTTACAGCGGCTTCTATGCATGTCCTGGCAGAGGAAGTGTAAAAATCACTAAAATAACTGGTACTATGTACATTTATGCAACTTGCTCTATTGCTGGACAGAAAAGAAGTGATGTGCAGGTACTAACGGAAACTATTAAGGCTAATACCAACGCATCTACAGGTTCGTTCCGTGTGTCGGTTGACGGAAGCGGAAATGTAAGCCTTGATACTGTTAGCGAAAATCAGCCCTTTGCTGGATTTGCTATTATTTGGGGGTGATATAATGAAAACATATTTCCTTGAAGTAGAGCCGTCCAATGATGCTATTGATTTTGACTGTGATTCTACACACGTTTATATGGTTGTAGTCGATGGAATCACTTTTGGACCATTCAAATATGCTGAAGGCGCAGGTATTCCATCTCAGGCAACGCCGGCTAATGACCCGTCTAGCGTGTTTGTTGGCTGTGAGCATAATAAAATAACTGTGCATTTCTCTAATCCTGGTGCATACACGCATATTGAGCTCCTGGAGTTTAAGGATTTAGAGGAAGTGATTGGTGACGTTACTTCTTTGCTGGCGGATATTAAGGCATCTCTTACGGAAGCCAATAGTAAGCTTGCAGACATTGTAACAAATACAGGCAGAATTCAGTAAGTAAGATAGAGGTCGTGAACGTGTTGGGCGTTTGCGGCCTCTTCTATTAACGGCGAGTTAGCATATGCTAACTAAGGGTGTGTTAAAGCTGTGTTTCTGGTGGTTCGTTTAAGGTGTGTTATTAGGATTGATTTTTTAGGTGCCGAATCTGACGACCCCCTA